ATGCTTGCCTTGAACGTGGTTGCGCTGAAGTCCCATGTGTCAACTCCTCACGGATCGTCGGGAAAGAATGTGCAGCGCACGGTGAGCCCGAGCGTTGCGCGGTTTGCGTTCATGCCGCCCTTGTCAGCGTTGCCTTCGTCGGTCACGGGCGCACTCGCAACTTGCGTGTCGATCGCCCATCCGCCTCGCGAGCGGTCAGCATAGAGCGCGGTTCGGATGTCCGTCTCCATCTCCGCGAGCCGAGCCGAGCGCGTGTCTACCGTCGCGCTGACAACGCCCAAGAGCTGAACTTCGAGGACGTGCATCTCATCGCCGAATGGGTAGCCCACGGGGGGGGGTGAGCCTTCGGTCGGCCAGTAGCCCACCCACGGGATCTGACTCGCGCCCAACTCATCGTAGCTTGCGAGCGTGGTCCCGATGCTCGCGAGCGCCGTGTGATAGCGCAGCGACCCGTTGATCTGCGCGAGCGCCTCGCCGATGTTCGCGAGGATCTCGTTGCGGTTAGGCATTACGCCGCTCCTTCGCATTCTCGCGATAGAGTGTCTGCCGCAGATACTTCAGCGTGAAGGCATCAGCCGCGGGCTGCATTCGCTCGAAGGCAGCCGCAACGTATCCTGCGCCACGCAACCGGACGCTCCGCTGCAACACATACCGCACGATCAGCCGCTCGCCGTCGCGCTCCGCAAGCAAGAACTTGCCGCGCCGCGCACGGATGAGTTGCAACACACCTTGCGGCCAGTCGCGCGGCCACTTGCCGCGACTGGCAGCAGGGAGGTTCACCGGGATCGCGAGGAACTTGCGCTTTGCACGGATCTCTCCACCCTGGTCTTGAATCTTCGCATAGACCAGCTTGGAGCCAGCGACCGCAACAGAGAGGCTCGGCCTCGACTCGTTGACGAGGAACCGGCTCTGCACGCTGCGCATCAGTGCGCCCGTTGGATCTTTGACGAGCCGATGCTTGATCTCGTCAACGAGCGCGGGCCTCGCGTACAACTCCGCGATCTTTAGCGGCAGCCGTGCCGTTGCAGTCTTGAACGCCTTAGCGGTGCGCGGCATCACCACCGAGAGATCAGGACCGATGCGCTCGATCTTGATCTTAGTCATAGCGGTCGCGCCCCAGCCGGAACTTTGGCGCCTCATAGTCAAGATCACCCGGGACTGCGCCCGTGTAGTGAATCTCGGCTTGGCGCACGTTCTCGCCGTCGAGGTCCGCTTGCAACGACTCCAAGAGATCCTTGTAGTGTTGCGTTTTCTGATCGCGGTTCGCACTCACCCCGGCGTGCGAGGTGTCAACGTCTCTTGCGATCTTCGCCAAGATAAGTTGGATGCACGAGCAGGCAGCCGCTAGGACCGCCTGCCCGTGCGCCGTCAACATCACCGCGATCTCCTCATCGGTGAGAAGAGGACGATCGCTGTCCGTGTCGCCGATGCGCGAGCGGACCTGCGCGAGCGCGGTGCCGAGCGCCGTGCTATCGTAGGTCCACGCCACGCGTCAGCCCTCCCAGCCCGCGGCCTGCGTGATGGCAGCAACCAGCGCGTCCTTTGACCCGCCCTCGACACTCAGCCCGAGGTCGCGTGCCACGATCTCCAGCGTTGCCTTGCCGCACGCAGCGAGCACCTTGCGTCCGATCTCCGCGCCGCGCGTGTTGACCGCGCGCGCGCTGAAACGGAACAGCACGTCCCGGTTGCGCAGCAAGCTCCGCTGCCGATGCGTCGGCTGCTCCCACACCTCGGGGAGAGGCTCGCCCACGGCGACCATGACAGACGCCCCGTTGCGCACGATGCGCGTCGGTCGCGCCGCCACGAACTCCCCATCGGCGCGCGAGAGCTGCGCCACGTCCACGATGATCTCGTTGCCGATCGCTGCCATCACATCACCTCTCAGGCAAGCAGGTTGTAGCCCAGGAAGCCAGCGTCCGCGGCGACGACCTTCATATCGAAGTGCGCCTTGCCGCGATAGTACTGCGCCTCCTCGACCTGCTCGTACCACGACGAGATCGCCGCGGCGCCCGCCGAAGCAGCATCGCGCACGCCGTCGAACTCCGGCCACGAGAAGATGTAGCCCGCGCTCGGGGTGAGGATGTCCGGCGTCGGCGAACGGTACGCGAGCAAGAACTTTCCAGCCGCGGTCGAGGCCGTGGTCACCGGCGACACGCCCTCGGCGCTCGTCGCGTTGATCGAGTCGACCATCAGCACCTCGTCCACCTCGATCAGCGAAGCGAACACCTGCAGGCTGATCTGCCCGCTCTGCGTGTACTTGATCCGGTCAACCACGTCCGCGTTGTTCTTGACCTGCTGCCACACGTCGGAGCTGATCACCGCGACGTTCGGACGACGACCGCAAGCCGCCTTGACGGTGTCGTGCCAGCCCGCAATATCCTCAAGGATGTTCGCGGTGCCGCCGTTGTCCCAGCTCACCACCTGCCCGCCACCGCCACCGCCCGCGATCTCGTTGCTCCACACGCCGGTCGACATGAACGTCGAGACGAACTCCAGATCGCGACGGATGAGAAGATCCTGCGTGAGCACCTGCACCGCGACCTGATCGGAAAACGGGCTCTTGCGCGAGCGCATGATCTCGTCGGGGATCTTGTGGTCGAGCGCCCACTGCTGACAGAGGTAGGTCGCGGTCGTCACGCCCACCGACTTCTGCGCAGCGCGAGTGCCCGGGGCGCGGAGCTTCGCGTCCGAGCGGAGCATATCGCCCTTGTCGTAGACCCAGTAGGGTCCGCTGTTCTCATCGACCGCAACGATCGGGAACACGCGAGAAGCAACGAAGCCTGCGGCGTCCTGCACATAGGCAACGCTGATGGAGGTGAGAAGGTCTGACGCGGTCGCGTCACGGAGAGTTGCAATCGGCATAAGTTAGTCCTCCTTGTTGCCTTTGCTCAGGTCAGCTCGATATCAACGTGCAGCGTGCCGCTGCCCTCAGCGAACGCGCCCGCGCCCGTCGCGCCCTCGATCGAGAGCAGCGCGCCCGGAGCGTAAGTGTTGCCCGCGGTGATCGCAGTCGCGCTCACCACCACACCGAGCGCGTTGGTGTTCGCGCTGGTCAGCCCGAGCACGCCGCCCGTGAGGTTCGTCGTGCCGATCTCCAGGTTGAGATCCATACCGTCGCCAGCGGTGGTCGTCACCACCTGCGGCACATAGCGGAAGCCGACGATCCGGCCCGCGCCCGGGAGCGGGTAGCTGGTCACGAGATCGCCCGCGGGGATCGCGGTCAACGCCACGCCGAAGCTCAGCGTCACGCGCGAGAGAGGACGACGAGAGAGCAGCGCGCTGAAGATCGCGCCGCTTGCCGCGCTCTCCAGCGCAGTGCCCACGATCGCGCCCGCGCCGGTCGAGGCAACGAGAGCGCCGTTCGCATCCACCGAGAGACGATCGCCGCGAACGATGGTGCCGCCAGCGATGCCCTTGGCCACGCCCTCGATCACGATCTCGCACGCCTCGCCCGACTCGGGCTCGTTGCGCAGGATGCCGATGATCTGCTGCCCCGCCACGCTGGCGAGGACCGCGGTGTGATCCGCGCTCGCGCTCGCGACCATCCCGCGATACTGCCCCGTCGCGCTGTAGTTGGCCGCAGCGGCGAGGTGGCCCACGACAAAGTTCAGGTTCTCGATCGCCATATCAGACCTCCTCGCGCGCCGCGCTGTAAAGCTCCGGCGCCTCACGCATGGCGACCACGATCGCCTTGCTCTTGTTCACCGAGTCGCGCTTCGCGATCTCAGCAACCTTCGCGTCCCACGAGGCGCGCGCCGTGCTCGGGCCGCGACCCGGAGCGCCGTGCGCCTTGAGCAGCTCGCTCACGCGCGCGGACTCGTTCGCCGCCTTGAGCACGCCACGGATCGCCTTGAGGTCACTCCCCTCGGCTGCATCGTCACACGCAACAAGGAGCTTCGCGACCTGCTCGGTGCTCGCACCAGCGACCGCGGCGAAGTCGCGCTCAGCCTCGCCCCGGTACTTCGCCACGCGCTCGCGATACCGGAGCTGCTCGATCTCCGCGCGCGCCTTGGTGAGCTCCACGCGATCCGCTTCGCGCTGCTTCTCGATCGCGCTCAGCCGCTTCATGTAGCCCTCGGGCTCCTTGCCGTCGATCATCGGCTTCGCCATCGCCTCGGGCTGCATCATCTCGATCTCGATCTTGGGCTTGTTCTCGCCCTCGCTCTCGCCCTCGGGCTTCATGCTCATCATCTTCGCCTGCTCGATCGCGGCGAGGACGACGGCGCGCTGCTCCTCGGAGAGAGACGCCATTAGCTCTTCAAGCGTCATGCTTCTTCCTTCCTGCTTTGCCGCGGCGTCTCTCGCCGACCGGCGCTTAGTGATGAGGATGCGGGGCTGGTGCCCCGCGCCCTTGTCAACAAAGGCGACCTCTTCGATCTCCAGATCCAAGAGCGCCGTTGCGTTCTCTGTTGCGTCCTCAGTCGGCAGCACGGATCGCGCCCTCCACTTGCACCGGCTGGCGCGTTGCCGAACCGCCGATGCTGAACTCTCGGAAGTCGCCGGCCTTCACGCGCTGCCACACGGCATCGTCGGTGACGCGAAAGCCGACCCACCAGCCGAGCGGCCCCACGGGCAAGCCGAGCGCGGCGTACTTCTCCGGCGTCAGCACCACGCTCTCAACAAGCGTTGCGACACCGCGGCGCCCGTGCATCTCCGAGGCATCGCGCGAGCGGATGACGTAGTCGTAAGCCGCGCGCTCCAGCTCAGCGATCGGGATAAGATCGCCCTGATGATCGATCACTGGACGGCCCTCGGCATCCGCCGCAACGGACGCCCATCCGAACGCGAGGCGCTGGTCAGCATCGACCTTCGCCACGCGCGCCCTCACCTCCCACGATCGCACGGTGCGAGGCTGCAACAGCACGCGCGCGCAACGCAACCGCTCTTGCATCGCGCGCGCGCAAAGCCGCTGGTTTCCTAGTCGCGCGCCACCGTGGTTAGGTAGGCGATACGGTCGTCACCCGCCGCGCTTCGCCGGTCGCGCTCGCGCTCGACTAGCCGCGCAGCGTTGCGTTTATGCACCGCCATCCGTTCGCCGATCTCGCCCCAAGTGTGACCGCTGATCCGCAGCGCAACGGCGAGGCGCCTGCGCTCCTCTTCGATCTCTCTCGG